CGCAAAGCAAATAGATTTTCTGAATCGCCCATTTGACCGGACGTTGGATGTGGCGGAGGGAACGCCCAGAAGCGGCAAGACCACGGCCTGCATCCTGCGATTCTATGACTTCTTGAACACCTCCAAGGACAGCAATTTCCTGGTGGTCGGCGCATCACAGCAGCAGGCGTTTCGGTTGGTCATGGATGGTGATGGAAATGGCCTGATTCACTTGTTTGGAAGGCAAGCGAACTTGAAGCATGATGACCATGGGGACCACCTGGAGGCTCTGACCTGTTCCGGCGTAAAGAAGATCTATTACAAGGGCGGAGCCAAGGCGGACAGCGACAAGGCTATACGTGGACTCTCTCTGGGTGGAGTGTACTTCTGCGAAATCGATATTCTCCACATGAACATGATACAGGAGTGTTTCCGAAGGACATATGCCGCGCATATCCGATGGCACCTGGCTGACCTGAACCCACCCGCGCCCATGCATCCAGTTATTACAGACGTGTTCGATGTGCAGGACACTCGCTGGACGAATTGGACAGTAGACGATAACCCGATTATTACGCCGGAACGAAAAGAAGAGTTACGCCGAACGTTGGAAAGAAACCCATACCTTTATCAACGGGACTGGCTTGGAGAACGCTGTATCCCGCAGGGTGTGATTTACTCTATGTTCGACCCAAAGAAGCACATCTTGCCCCGGCTGCCGGATGATGCCCACCCTATTGAGATGTACTTTTCCGGAGACGGTGGTCTAACGGACGCCACAAGTGTGTCATGCAACTTGGTTTGCCGCACAAAGAAGGGACTGGCTCTGTATCGTGTAGCAGGATGGTATTATGACGGAGGCAACAAGGCCATGAGCGTGCAGGCAAGAGAGCTCGCCGGTAAGTTCGCTCCATATTGCCGTGATCGCTGGAATATGAGAGAGGACGCATGGTATATCGACCCAGCATGTAAGGCGCTTCGCAAGGAGTTGGAACTATACGGGATTGACGCACTCAATGCAGACAACAATGGTCACGATGTTAGAGGCGGTCGAAAGGGAATCCAGGTAGGAATTGAGTACGCCCAAAACATGATCCAGGATGGACGATTTTTCTTAGTGGAAAATGAAGAATATGGACATTTGGATTTTCTGAAGGAAATCGGGATGTACTGTGTAGATGAACATGGGAATCCGGTAGACGCCTACAATCACGCAATGGACGAGCTTCGGTACTCCATAAACCACTTTGTTAAGCAGTATATGTACTAAGGAGGTGTGACCTACGGGATTTGTAAAGAACATTCTGCTCTACCTGGCTCAGAAGGTAGGGTTAGAGTTGCAGGACAAGCCCATATATCGGGATGATTACAGCGATATGGGGAATATCTCCGTGACGGCAGTTATTGCAAACAAGGTGGCAACATTAGCCATGCAGGACAGCACCATCACCATTGAGGGAGAGAGCGCACGAGCGAAATTTCTGCAAGGTTTTCTGGATTACTATCTGGGCGATCGAATGGATGTAGCGGCGGAGGTGGCCCTGGGAACTGGAGACTGCATCGTGAAGCCATATACCGATGGAAAGCGCTTGGGCGTAGATATCGTGAAAAATGGGGACTTTGCTGTATGCGAGTCCATTGGAAACGATATTCTTTCCTGTATTTTGAAGGTCGGAGAGATCAAAAACGAGTCCGGCCTATATCAGCGGTACGAGATTCAGATGGTCAAAGAGGCGCAGACTGAGAGCGGACAGGAGACCAGCGCGCTCATCATTCGGAATGTAGCCTTTAAAGGTTCGAGCGAGATCGGACTAGAGCAAGTACCAGCTTGGAAGGACATTCCAGAGGAACAGATCATTTCCAACGTGGACCGCCCGCTGTTTGGCCGGTATAAGTCGCCCGCAGTCAACCGAGCAGACGTGAACGGCGTAAATGGTGTGAAGATCACAGCTGGTGTGGATGGTCCTATGGCAAAAGCCGTGGAGGCGTATGAGCGATTTAACCGGGAGTACAGCGCCAAGGAGACCATGATTTTTGCGGACAAAACCTTGTTGACAAAGGACGAAAACGGAAATGTTGTGTTTCCGCAGGAAAAGCGACGTTTTCTCCAAATGATGCGGGGAGTTGGAGACAATACAAATCCTGGGAAGCTGATTCAGGAGTTTTCTCCCGAGATACGTGGAACCGACTTGGAGGTTGGGATCACAGTCAATAACAAAATGGTCGAGCTTCTGTGCGGCCTCTCTCCCGGAATCTTGACTCCGCCTACTACGTCCTATGCTACAGCCACGGAAATGAGGGCGGCTCTCAATTCTACCTTCGCAGTCATCACTAAGTTTCGCCGGGCGCTGGAACGGGGGACGGATGACCTGCTCCGGGCGGTAGATGTGATCGCGAACTATAATAATTTGGCTCCAATCGGGGATTGGGATACACAATACGATTGGTCCGCTTCTTATATTGAGCAGCTGAATGAACACTTCAATCAGCTGACGGTGGCCGAGGGAATTGGTGCCGTGGATAAGGCGGAGGTCCGAGCTTGGATGATGGATGAGGACTACGAGACCGCAAAGGCCAGAGTAGAGGAGATCGCAGAGGAGACTGGAAGCCAGTACATGGAGGGGGCGGCTGTTCAGCCGGTGATAAATGAGCCGACTGCTGAATGAATCTTGGCTGGAGGGCCTGCCGGACAACATTGTTTCAAACCTTGAAGCATTAAACAACTATGTGGTCCAGAGAATTTGTGAGCGAATTAAAAAGATTGGAGACATAGGGGCAGCAGATGCCAATCGGCTGAAAACTGCCATTGAGTATGCGGGGGCGGACCTCAAGGCCATTGAGAAAGAGGTGGCTCGCATTATGGGCATGAATCAGCAGGAAGTGGAAAGGCTGTTCGAGGAGGTGGCGGAAGAAAATGTGGAGTTTGCCAATACATACTACAGGGCCAAAAATATGGATACGCTCCAGAGCTACACCTCCCGGTCGGCGCTGTCCTCCTTTGTAGAGGCCGCAATGCGTCAGGCCATGGACGGGACTTCCAATATCTCAAACACTTATATGGTCGGATTTAAGCGTGGGAAACAGACTGTCCCATTGCGAGAATACTATATATCCACCATTGACCGGGCTATCACTTATGTACAGACCGGAGTAGTTGATTATCAGAGCGCCATGCGCTCAACAGTCAAGGAGATGGCCAGAAGCGGACTGCGCCGGGTGAGCTGGGAAAGCGGATACTCCCGCCGCCTGGATTCCTCCGCCCGCATGAATATCCTGGAGGGTGTTCGGCGTCTCAACAGTCAAATGATGGAGGAGACTGGGCGAGAGTTTGGAGCCGATGGTGTGGAGATCTCCGCCCACGGCCTCTGCGCCCCCGACCACCGCCACATCCAGGGACGGCAGTTCTCCAAAGAAGAGTGGGAGCGCATCAACCGCAGCCTCGACCGCCCTTTGGGGACGCTGAATTGCCAGCACTTCGCAACACCTATCGTTTTGGGGGTGTCCAAGCCAGTCTATAGCCGCAAAGAGCTGGCGGATATCAATAGACGCTCCTCTGAGCGGATCGAGTACAAGGGCCAGAAGATAAGCCGATACGAGGCCAGCCAGAGACAAAGGCAGATGGAGACTGCTATCCGCTATGCAAAGGACGAAAGGGACGCCATGATAGCCGCAGGGGACAAGCTGGGGGCTACACAGGCCCGAAAGAAATCAGCGGAATTGAGCGCAGAGTACAAGCGTTTTTGCGAACAGGCGGGGCTTACGCCAAGACCGGAAAGGACAAGGTCCATGACGGGACCAACGGTGCAGAGAGTTTGATGGTTAATATGAGAAAAACCATCAACTACCGATAAATACTCGGCGACTGATGGCTCATTCTCAATTAGATTTCTGCACACTTAGCGATATCTGCGCGGATAAGGCTCTTGATATATCCGGCTTTGCTGGGAACACTGTTCAACCTCTGAATAATGTCTTGTTCCGTGGTTTCCACCAACCGGACCGTCAATATCTTTGTGTGCGCCTTGTGATAACGGTCCTGCGGAGTTTCTTTCCGTTCTTTAATGGGTATCGGCCCCTTTCAAAAGGTTGGGGCCGGTTCCCCGGCCCCGTGGTGATTACTGCTGGGAACCTGTGATATAGGCATCAATCAGCTTCTCCAGCTCGGCGGCGGTGTAGGTCTTATCCGGGTCTTGCTTCAAAATTCGGAGTAAGTCATACGCCATAGCCTTTTGAACATCCTTGCGCTCGTTTTCAGTAGGCATTTAATTTTCCCCCTTTCTGATTATAGTATAGCATAGGTATATACCTATGTCAAGGGAAATTTCAGATTATTTTGATAAAACCCGCACCCGCGGATTTTATACAACTTCCCTCTTAGCGTGGAGGTTTAACTACGCTCGTTCCCCATATCGGTGTGGGCGCACCGGATTTATAAATCAAAGTCCTTTAGGGAACGGAAAGGAACAACATGGATTTTACCAGCATTTTCAACGGAGAGGCTTTGACCCTGGCACAGTTCAACGAAAAGACAAAGGGAATGAAACTTGCAGATTTGTCCACAGGTGAATATGTGGCAAAGGGAAAGGACAAGGAACAAAAGGAGGAAATCGAGTTCTTAAAGCGACAATTGGCCGAAAAGGACGAGACAATCTCCAACCTGGAAAAGGCTAAAGGTGACTCCGCTGCTGTCCAGGCCGAGCTTGAGAAGTACAAGCAGGCCGAAGCCGAGCGGGCCAAGCAGGAGAAAGAAGCGCAGATGGACGCGATCCTCACACAGACCGCAGAGAGCGCCCTCGAGGGTCGGGAGTTTGTCAACGAGTACACCCGCGCTCACTTCCTGGGAGAGCTGAAGAAAGCGATCCAAGACCCTGCCAACAAGGGTAAAAAGCCCGCCGACCTGTTTGCCGACATGACCAAAGACGTGGATGGCATTTTCCGAAACCCACAGCATGAACCGCTGAAAATTGCCGGAGTGACCAAGAGCGACACAAGCGGCAACATGACCAAGGACCAAATCATGAGCATTAAAGATGCCTCAGAGCGTCAGGCCGCTATCGCCGAACACCTAGATCTATTTAGAAAGGATTGATAAACACCATGGCAGCAAAAGATAATTTGACCAAAACCGCTGACATCCAGTCCACCGCGCGCGTCATTGATTTCGTGACCCGTTTCGCCCGGAACTGGGAGCACCTGCGGGAGATCCTGGGCATCATGCGCCCTATCCGCAAAGAGCCCGGCGCTATTCTAAAGAGTAAGACTGCCTCTGTTAGCCTTCAGAGCGGGAACGTTGGAGAGGGCGAGGAGATCCCCTACTCCAAGGCTACGGTCATTGAGACCCCCTATGAGGAAATGACTGTGGAGAAGTATGCCAAGGCTGTGTCTATTGAGGCCATCAAGACCTATGGCTATGACGTGGCCGTTGGCATGACTGATGATGCGTTTCTGTATGAGCTTCAGGACAACGTGACCAGACGCTTCTACGCCTACTTGAACACCGGCAAACTTGCCAGCTCTGAAACCACCTGGCAAAGAGCTCTTGCTATGGCTAAAGGTCTTGTGATCAACAAGTTTAAGCAGATTCACCGGACCGTCACCAATGTGGTTGGATTTGCTAATGTGCTGGACCTCTACGACTATCTGGGCGACGCCAATATCACCGTCCAGACAGCTTTCGGCTTCCAGTATGTGCAGAACTTCATGGGCTTCTCCACCGTGTTCCTGCTGTCTGACGAGGAGATCCCCCGTGGCCGAGTGATTGCAACCCCTGTGGAGAACATCGTTCTCTACTATGTGGACCCGTCCACCAGTGACTTTGCAAGGGCTGGTCTGGTCTATACCACGGACGGAGAAACGAACCTGATTGGTTTCCATGTGGAGGGAAATTACCATACCGCCGTGTCTGAAAGTTTTGCCATCATGGGCATGACCCTGTTTGCGGAGTATCTGGATGGTATTGCGGTCATCGATGTGGACACCACGCCCACCCTTGGGGCGCTGACGGTTCAGAGTGCGGCGGGAACCGATTCCGGCGACACCAAACTGACTGTTACCCCGGCGAAGGAGACGGCGACCAATGTCTATAAATACAAGACCGATCCCTCTACGGCTCCGGTAGTTACTTACGGTCAGAGCGTACGCAACTGGACTACCTGGGATGGTGTGTCTGACATCACCGCCACCACTGGACACAAGATCACCGTGGTCGAGGCAGACAGCACCTATAAGGCGCAGAACTCCGGGAACACCACTGTGGCCTCTAAGACCTAATGTGAAGGGGGAAGGCATGATGTGTGGCTATATCACCTATGACCAATATAAGGCGCTTGGGGGGGAAGCTAATGCATCCGCCTTCCCCCGCCTTGAAATTTTGGCAAGGAAAAAGCTGGATTACTGGACGCAAGGAAGGATCAAAGAATCAAACGATGATATCCGTCTTTGTATGTTGCTTATCATTGACGCCATGAAGAAGGTTGAGAGTGGATATGTCAATGTAGCAAGTACCAACAACGATGGTCTGACTGTCAGCTATGCCTCTGCTCGTACAGAGGAGCAAATGATGGGCTTTGTATATGACCAAATCGTGGAGATACTTCCCGTTGAGTTGGTCAGTTTGGAGGTTGGGACATGACCCCCCTATTTCGTGAGACTGTGACTATCCTGAATCGCCGGGTGGCGGAGGATGGAGACGGCCTGGATGTCTGGAAGAAAACCGTTCTGACCGGCTGTGTGTTTGTCCGTACCACCGTTAGGAGTGTTTCAGGTGCCGATGTATCTATAGGGCAGACGGTGACCGTCCGAATTCCGGAATCGCCGGATTATCATCCATACCAGGAGTGGAAAGGAAACATGAAGGGATTCACGGCCTCTGTCGGTGACATCGTGGTACATGGGAAGGTGACGGAGGACGTAAACCCGGACAATATACGGGAATTGATTGGAAAATACGAGTTTATGACCGTCCGCTCCGTCCGGGACAACACAGGGCTGCCATTGGGACACATCCATCTGGAGGGCGTATGAAGATCAGTGTTGAGGTTTTTAATCCGAAGAAAACCTTCAAGCGCATTTTTTCGGATGAAGTCAGGAAATATGCCCATACCCGACTGCATGCCTATTGCTCTCCCTACGTCCCAATGGACAGTGGTGCGCTGGACCAGACGGTAGACATCACTCCTAACTATGTTCACTATAAATCTCCATATGCTCATTTTCAATGGGATGGCAAGGTGTTTGTGGATGAAAGAGGCAGCACTTACGCAAAACGGAATACCAGCAAACACGCTACGGATAGACATCTAAAATACTCTCCAGACAAACACCCACTTGCGACCTCTCACTGGGAACGGGCTGCCATGAAAGCCAAAGGCGGCCAACTGGCGGAGGATATCGAACAGTACATCAAGAGGAAGTGACTTTATGGCGAACAAAAACAAGGAGATCTTAGAATTTCTGGAACAATGCCCCGCCGTGAAGTCTTTTCTCTACTTTAACAGTTCAACGGACAAAGCTGGGCGCGTTAGTGTCGAAACCGTGTACAGTGATGTATGGGAAAAGAGATTTGTGCGTAATTCTGGGATCAAGGTCTATGAGTTTGCTGTTGTGCAAATGCTGCTGCAGGATCAGGGTACAAGCAACACGAACGCAGAGCAGGCACAGTCTGTCCAAGACTTTATGGACTGGATCGATGAGCAGAACAGAGTCAGAAATTTCCCCAAATTTCAAGGATGTCAAGTTTTAAGTATTGAAAATCTACAAAACATGCCGAATCTGGCGGGCGTAAACGAGGCGGGAACGGTTGCCAAGTATATGTTCCAGGTCAGAGTTAGGTATTACACAAAAGGAGTGAAAGAATCATGAAAGTATCTGAGCTGATGGCTGGATATACTCCCGATGATGAATTTGAAGGGTTTGCCACAAATGACGACTGGGTCCTTGCGGTTGGCATTGGAGAGACCACAAGTGAAAAAGACTACACCGTGGTACAGCAGGGTATTGCGGGACTTGACCCGCAGATGAACCCCGTGACTCAGGACAAGCAGTACATTCGAACCGGCCTCTCTACTTCCAAAACCGGGACCCAGCGCACTTTCGCGATCACCGGAGATCGATATATCGGAGATGCGTTCCAAGATTATTGCTTCGGTATCAATATTGCCCACGGAGTCGGACAGAAGGTAGTCGTTCCCTATATTTATTTCTCCATTCTGACAGGCAAGGGAGAAAAGGGTACGGTTTCTATTATCGTCAATTCCGACGGCGGTGGAAACGCTGGCGAAAATTCTTCTATTTCCATCGACCTGCGGAGCGTTGGGACCGCACCTACTGAGTACACCTATTCTGCCGTATAAGGAGAGAGCGAAATGAACTATAAAGTTTCTATTCTCGGAAAGAATTACGATCTTCCTGCGCGGACGTTGGCCGTAGATGAAAAAATAGAAGCTGTGGCAAAAATCGACCAGGAATACCGCAATGGGGAGATCACCCGGCGGGAAGCCGTTCAGAGGTTGCATATGTTCGTTGATGATCTGGCCCCTGGCTCTCTCCCTAATGTGGAAGATGTGGACACCAACGATCTGATGAGGGCTTGTGAGGATATCATCACAGCATATGACGCTCCGGCGCGAAAGGCCAGGATTGAAGCAAAGATGGCCGAAGCGCGGGAGGCTCTGAATCGGCCCGAGTTACAGAAGCTTCTCGCTTTGTACAATTTGAAGAAATGAGCCTGTATAGGGAGCCGCCGGAAAGCGTTACGGTCCATGGAAAAGAATATCCAGTAGATACGGATTTTCGCCGTTGGATCGAGTTCCAGGGGATGCTCGTGGCTAAAGAGGATGACACAACGAAAGCGGAACGGCTCTGTGGATTTATGAAATCCCTGGGCCTTCCGCCCTCTCAAGAGTCCCTGGAGGCCATGATGGAATTTTATTCAGCAGCCTCACAGGAAAAGCCAGGAGCAGGCAAAGCACGGCCCCAGGCATTTGATTTTGAACAGGACAGCGAGTTTGTTTTCTCCGCTTTCTGGGAGTGCTATGGAATCGACCTTAGTAAAGTCAAATTGCATTGGTGGAGATTTAAGGCGTTGTTCAAGTCCTTGCCACAGGACTGTGAGATATGCCGCATCATGGGATATCGGACAGCTGACATGAAAGATGTCCCAAAGCACCAAAAACAATTATATCGGGAGATGAAAGCGCGGTATGCCTTAAATGGCGGGAATCCCGCATACAGAACCGAACAGGACATGAAGGACTATGTTAAAAGACGATACGAAGAAGCGCAAATTCGTATGTCCCTACTGCGGGGTGGTGGACAGTCGGGTGATGCTGGGTCCAAAAGCTAAATCAATTGACATTTGGATGAAGTGCAAAATCTGCAAAAAAATATTTGAGTTAAAAGTGCCGTAGTGCCATAGCCCCTGGAGGTGGCATAGTTGGCGAATGACGGCACTGTAAAAATCGGAACCGATATTGATGACAAAGGGTTTAAGTCTGGCCTCTCTAAACTGGGCGGTGTTGCAAAAACAGCGGTAAAGGGCACTGTAACAGCTATTGCAGGCGTTACTGCAGCCGCAACAGGTGCCGTTGCTGGTCTACTTTCGCTAGAATCAGCTACCGAAGAATATCGGATTGCACAAGGCAAACTGAACACAGCTTTTGAAGCAGCCGGTTATGGTCCAGAGACTGCTTCCAAAGCATACAGTGACTTCTATAAAATATTGGGGGATACAGATACAGCCACTGAAGCGTCCCAACTTTTGGCGAAGCTGGCGGAGAATGAAGAGGATGTATCCACATGGACCAATATCGCCGCCGGCGTATTTGGCACCTTTGGCGACTCTCTTCCAATCGAGGGCTTGATTGAGAGCGCCAACGAGACAGCGAAGGTCGGTCAGGTAACCGGTGTCTTGGCTGATGCACTTAACTGGGCCGGTATCTCCGAGGATGAATTTAATGAAAAGCTGGCCGCCTGTACATCGGAGAGCGAGCGCAACCAGCTTATTATGGATACCCTGTCCGGGACCTATGACGAAGCGAGCGAAGCCTTTTACCGGAACAATGAGGCGCTGATCCAGGCCCGGGAGAACCAGATCCTGCTCGATGATACGCTGGCCCAGCTGGGGGAGACCGTATCCAGGGTAAAAAACAATCTGTTGGCGGAGTTCCTTCCCTCCATTGCCAGCGTCGTTACAGCCTTTAACGACCTAGTGAATGGGGTGGATGGAGCGGACGAGGCTCTTTCTAGTGCTATTGGTAATATGGTCACGGCACTAGTAGAGAAGCTTCCAGAGTTTTTATCCTTTGGCGTTGATGTTCTCCAAGCAATTCTCCAGGGCATAATTGACAACCTTCCAATATTGCTGGATGGCATGGTCCAGATTGTCCAAGAAATTGGAGCATCGCTACTTGAATTAGCTCCATCCCTTGTTGATGCTGGGCTGCAATTACTCACGTATATTGCAGAAGGAATAGAGCAAGGCATTCCTGAACTATCGGAAAGAATACCTGAAATTATTACCGGATTTCTGGAATACATGCAAGAGGTCTTTCCGGAGTTCCTGGATGTCGGGATAGAGATACTGAAAAATATAGCGGAAGGGGTTCAAGATGGACTTCCTGATTTGGTAGAACAAATACCAAACATCATCACATCTTTCTTGAATATTCTATCCGAAAATTTTCCCCAAATAGCAAATGCGGGAGTAAATATTATATATAAATTAGCTGATGGAATTATCCAGTCAATTCCAAGCCTATTGGAGAATCTTCCTCAGATTATTTCCGCAATTGTTGACTTTATAGTGGACAATCTTCCATCCATTGTAAGCGTTGGAATGGATTTGATTTTCGCCCTGGTAAGCGGATTAATTCAAGCCATCCCATCTATTGTTCTTGCTATACCAGATATCATTGAAGCCATTATCGACGGGCTTTCTCAACTTCCTGGCATGCTTTTCGATATTGGTGTCAATATCATCCAAGGTTTGATAGACGGATTCCTCTCCATGGTCGGGAATGTGGTAGATGCCATCGGCTCTGTTATCGATGCGATTTTTGGGACCGCAGAAAAAGAGGCAGAAGTACACTCCCCATCTAAGCGAGGAGAGCGGCTGGGTAAAAATATAGATCAGGGCCTAGCTAATGGACTGGAGGGCAACATATCGGCGGTTAAAAACGCCGTATCCAACTTAGATGTGCTCAGTGAATTAGAAAAGTCTATGCCAAATTTTGAACGGCGTATCACTTTGATAAACGATGGAATGGTCCCCGCCTCCGTCTCAGCATCGGTTCCCCGGTCCCAGAGCGAACAGACCGAAAGCGGCTCGAGCCGGGCTGGCGGCGGGGAGCAGAGAGTCAAGTTGGATATCGGGTTTTATCCCAGGGAGGCGGCAAAGTTCCTGAGACCGTATATGAGAGGCGAAGATAAGCGCACAGGAGAAGATCTGGTGGAGTGAGACAATAATGAGCTATATCTTTACATTGGATGGGACTGGGTACAACGTTGGAGTAGAATCCATTTCCAGAAAAGCAAGAATTGCGGACGGCCAAAATTCAGATGATGCACTCTCTGGATACCATTGGCGCGATTTACAAGGGACATTTTACGACTATAAAATCGTCATTTCTGCGGATGGAATGAGTAGGGAGGAATATGATTCTTTCTACGAAGTTCTTACTGCCCCCGTTGACAGCCATGTGGTAGTGGTCCCATACGGACAAGCCACATTATCGTATGAGGCATATATCGAAATAGTAGAAGATGAAGTGGAGTATATGGATGATGGAACATGCTGGGGAGGGCTGACCGTCACATTTTACGCCAGAGAGCCAAAGAGGGTGCCGACATGAATCAGATTCTCTACAACGGAAAGCTATATCCGTCAAAGGACATCTTTTCCGGTAATGTTGGGATCTCCATGTCTCTAAGATCCTCGTCTTTGGAAGCTAATACCCTTTCCGCAGAGGTAAGGGATTCTGGAAATACATTTTCTAATTTTGCCAGAAACACTCCTCTTAAATGGATGTATGATGGGTTGCAAAAAGGGATTTTTTACCTTCAAGAGGTAGAGCGGATAGGCCCTGCACGTTACAGCATGTACGCAACCTCGGCCATTGGAATCCTGACTGAAGGAATCCACTACGGGGGGATCTACAACGGGCAGACGGCTCAAACGGTAATCTCTGACATCTGTGGAACCATTCCATTTTCCATTCAGAACAAATATAAGGATATTAAACTTTATGGGTGGCTCCCGGTATCTACACCAAGAGACAATCTGGTTCAAGTGCTTATAGCGATAGGTGCCTGGGTAAAAACAGACCTAAATGGGGTCTTGCGGATCGAAGGACTTTGGGACGGAATATCAGGGAACATCAATCAAGATTATCTCCTTAAAGGTTCAAAGATTTCAAAAACAGCAAAAATTACTCAGGTAGTGGTTACTGAGCATCAATATGTAGAGGGAGGAGAACAGACAAGTCTATTTGAAGGTGTCACAGCACAAGGAGATATCATTACATTTAGCAATCCCATGTATAGTTTATCGGCTCAAGGCTTCTCGATTCTCGAAAGAGGGAGCAACTATGCGAAATTATCAGGTGGGTCTGGAAAGCTTATGGGGCGAGCATACATCCATAATACACGAGAAATCGTGCGAGATGTAGCGGCGGCAGAAGAAGAGAACGTTAAGAGGGTAAAAAATGCGACCCTGGTATCACTTGTAAATTCTGCTTCAGTTGCAGGCCGACTTGTAAACTACTTCAAATGGACGGAGACGATAGATTCCCCCGTAATATATCAAGGAGAAAGTTGCGGGGATTGTGTTACTGCATGGAATCCATACGAAAAAAAGAATGTCTCCGCTTGCCTGGAATCTGCGGATATTGATTTTTCAAACACACTAAAGGCAACGGAAAAACTTCTGATTGGTTTTGCTCCTCCCCAATTCGAACAGAATCAAACATACGATAAACACGAAATTCTCACAGGCTCTGGGACCTTTACCTTCCCGGAAGGAACTACCTCAGCAAGAGCTGTACTGATCGGCGCTGGCGGCGCTGGGTTTGATGGGAGCCCAGGTGGAGATTCGACCGAGACCTGGGAGGACGAAGAGATCAAGACGACCAGGATCAACCTGACTGCCCCCACCACCTCGGCAAGCGACTCCAGCAATGTGAGCAACAGAGGAGCGGGAACGCCCGGGAACGGAGGCGCAGGAGGTGCCGCCGGAACGCCGGGAAAGGTGTATGAGGTGACATTCAGCCCTAGCAGTGGTTCTCGGATCTCGTACAGTTGTGGGTCTAAAGGCACCTCAAATGGAGCTCTCGGGGGAGCAACTACCTTCGGAAGTTATTCATCGAACAGTGGCAGCACGAGCTCTGCGGGCTATACGGACATCATAAGTGGCATCACATATGCTAAGAGCGGTGACAGCGGAGCAGACGGCGGAAAGGGCGGTTCTGGTGCTGATGGCGAGAGTGTTGGCGGCGTGTCAGGAGGGAAACAGGAGCCTTCTGGCTCGGCAACCAGAAGCGATTCTGATACACAACGCCGCTCAAATATATCTATGGACATTGACGCGACCGCAAATTTCTCCCTTGGAGCCTCCGGCGGAGGCGGGGCTGGAGGAAACTCTGGCAACAATCTCGGAACTCCTGGGGGTGATGCAGAAGTCGGAAGTGTGCGCTTAAGCATAACAACAGGATACATAAACGCATTTGTGTACCCAAACAAGGGTGGAACGGGTGGAGACGGTGCGGATGGGGCTGATGCATCCGTCTATGGATGCTCTGGTTCTGGTGCCGGAGGAGGCGGCGGGGCCGGAGGAGATAGCTCTGCATCTTCAAATGTCTCAGCACAGTATTACGTCTATAACATCACAACTGAAACTAGAACTGATTTTGCAATCAACAATAATGCTGGCGGTGCCGCTGTTAGAAAAGGCGGAGCCGGTGGCAAAGGTGGAGCTGGCGCGGACGGCTGCATCATCCTGTATTACGGCGTTACGACTCCGGTCCAGGACGGCCAGCTCAAGGACAAAAACGGCCTGATGCTGCTGGACAAGTACGGCAGACGGCTCATTGTATAGGAGGGTAGACATGGCAACGATAGACGAACTGGATGCCCAGGTGGCACAGCTCAGGGCGGAAGTGGAGCAGCTGCGGGGGCAGATCGCCAGTGCGGGAGTCAATGCTCTGGCTTCGGCTCCCTCTGGCTATTACATGCTCAAATACAGCGGCGAAGAGATAGACACGAAACTAGGCAAGATTTGATGGAGGTGATCGCTGTGCTCTATATGCAGGACTGGCATATTTGTGTCCCGGCAGATTTTTCGCTGGGGTTTGAGGGGGACAACAATGCCGTTACCCTGGAGATCAGCACAGATCTGCCGGAAGGCTGGGACCTGAAGGTCGATGTGGCAAAAGATGGAGAGAAAAACATCATCCAGCTCAACCGCAGAGATAACGTCTACTATGCACTCCTCACCTCCTCCATGCTGGCGGATGATGGGGTCTACGAGATGCAGGTGCGGGGGACATTGGAAGATCAGGTCCGGCACAGCAATATTTTCCTATCCCATGTGCATAACTCCATCAACGCCACAGACGCTTTCCCCCCTCCCCTGCCCTCTGAATTTGAGCAAATGGAGGACAGGCTCACCAGCATCAACAATAATCCGCCCCAGCCTGGAGAGAATGGATACTGGCTGATCTGGGACCCTGATGACATGGAGTACAAGGAGTCTGATATCCCTCTCCCCGCGGAAGGTGGGACTGTTGGGACCACAGATTACAATAAGCTCAAAAACAGGCCCAGAATCAACGGCGTAGAACTGATCGGGAATAAAACATCAGACGAGCTCAAAATACCGGCAGGAGAAAAGGGCGAGAAGGGCGACCCGGGGCCGGAGGGACCTGCTGGACCAAGGGGGGACCCGGGACCGACCGGCCCGCAAGGGCCAGAGGGGCCAGTTGGCCTACAAGGGGAGCCCGGTCCGAAAGCAGAGCCGATTTCGGTGACCCTTACGGGATCTGGGTGGGCCGAAAACGAGCAAACGGTGAGCCACGATAAGATTTTAACGGGCGCCTATTCCTACATCGTATGTCCAGCTGAAGAATCATATATGGCTTATGCCACAGCTATTGTGAGGGCAAAGGATGTGGGCACAAACGGACAAATGACCTTTGTGTGTACGGAGACACCCGAAGCGGACCTTGTGGTAAATATCCTTAGAGTGGAGGCGCAAGATGGTATTTAACATGGTGGGCGGCGCAGGCGGTGGCATCAAGCTGGAGAGCATTGCCATCACCACACCGCCTGAGAATATCACATATCTCCCCGGAGAGGTCTTTGACCCTGCGGGGATGGTGGTCACGGCATCGTATTCCAACGGGGCCACCCTGACAGCCACCGGCTGGACCTACTCTCCCAGCGGAGCACTGCCGGAGAAGACAAGTGAGGTGGAGATCATCTACACCGAGGCCGGGGTGACAAAGACCGCCGTGCAGGCCATCACTGTGGAGCGTGGGACCATCTCTGTGCCCACGGTATCCGGGAGTCTTACATACAATGGACAAGCCCAGAGCCCCACCCTGACGGGCTACGATGCAGACAAGATGGCCCTGTCCGGCGACACGTCCGGAACGAACGCTGGGAGCTATACGGCGGTGGTCACCCCAACAGAGCAGTACAAGTGGGCGGACGGGAGCACGGAGGCGAAGGATATCCAGTGGTCTATTGATAAGGCCACCCCCAGCATCACGTTTGACCCGACATCTGTGAGCCTGGATACCTCCACCACATCTCAGGCGGTGTCTGTCACCTACACGGGGGACGGAACTCTGTCCGCACAGTCTGATAACTCCGGCGTAGCTACAGCATCCCTGGATGGGACCACCCTGACAGTAACAGGCGTGGAGACCGGCAACACGGCTATCCAGGTATCGGCCAGCGAGGGGACAAACTACACGGCGGCCAGTGCCTCTCTGAGCGTGGCGGTGCAGTTTGCGATTATCATTCCGGTGGTGCCGAGCCAAAAGGGTACGCTTACTTATAATGGCGAAGCACAAATGGCAGAATGGAACGACCTTAACTCAGAAGAACTTATTTTGGTTGGGGCATCATACCGAACAAACGCCGGGACTTATACTATGGGATTTCAACCGCAGCCCGGCTACCAGTGGTGGGATGGGACTACGGAGACAAAAAACGCGACGTGGACGATTGGGAGGGCACCTATTGTAGTTTCATTTTCTCCAAGGTCAAGTCCAAGTTCCCCGCTTGTATTAGGAGCAAACAATAAAACGGCTGTTGTATCGGTGCAGACTAACGCTGAATCAACAACATTTTTTATCGAGTCGCAGCAAAGCAAAGAGTACATAAGTACAAATGTTGATGTTGATTCTGGCACCATTACGATAAGTGCGCTTAAAAGCACCAATAGATTAGCAGCGAATTCCACAGTATTTTATGTCCATATTAGCGCAGGAAGCAATTACACCAGCTCCGCCCAAGGATATTATGTCCGTGTCGAATCCCTCACCTCCGTCTTCGGCGTCTCCTGGGACAGCTCCAACCCATCCACCGCCCTGACCCGTCTGACCAAAGCCAACGATCCCAACAAGCTGGTCACTGTGGACATCACAACCGAGCCAGTACCCGCAGTTGGGACAGGCTCAGGCTCCTCACCATTCGACAGCTATATGCCGTGGATGGGGATGGAGGAGTACTCTGCATCCCTTGTTGGTTCTTCTCCACCAAAAGAAGTTTCTGCTTTATACAAAAAAGGTGAAGATGGATTTGAACGGACTAATCCCAATAAGCCTGTATTTGTTAAAATACCGGAATTCTACTACAAAATCGAAAAGATCGGCAATATATTCCGATATTACATCGCAGATGGGGCCTTAGACGGATTCTTGCTTCATCCTGGCAGCGGTTGCTATGTAGCGAGGTATGAAGGTGTCAAAGGAAACAGCAGTGGCACTTCAACGATGAGGAGTAATTCGGGCCTTACACCTTCGACTTCAGATACAAGAGACGGATTTCGTGTTACGTCAAAAGCGACTGCCTCCGGCTTCCAGCTCTACGACTTCGCCGCATGGTGCGCTGTTGGTCTGCTATATCTGGTCGAATTTGCCGATTGGGATAGTCAAGAGAAGATAAATCGTGGAATCGTCAACGACAGCTCTGTCCACAAAACCGGCGAGACTGACGCCATGGTCTATCATACTGGAAGGGCGGCGGGAGGTCTTATAAATACTGCCGCGGTTCAGTACCGTTGGATTGAGAACCCGTGGGGGAATGTCTTTGAGTGGATCGATGGAATCAACGTCAACAACAGAGTTCCATATATCTGCACAGAACCCGAAAGTTATGCTGATGACACCACGTCCAATTACACATCCTCTGGTATTACTCTTCCGAACTCCGGTTGGATTAAAGGGCTTGGATTTAGCTCCGTTTTCCCATGGGCACTCTTACCTGATACAACCGGTGGTGGTAGCGCTACCACCTACATCCCAGACTACACAAACTCGAGCGCAGGCTGGTCTGTACTTGACGTGAGCGGTTGCTATACAAATGCATCCATAGCTGGCCTATTCTTTTTCGATGCGAGTCAAAGCTCAGGCATCTCAAGCCAGTACATTGGAGCCCGTCTCCAGTTCCGGGAGGTGAAAGCATGAGAGTAAGAGGCGATAACAACCCCGGCACGTTCTCCATTGAGGACATGCCCAATAAACCCGGCTGGTGTCTGGTGCGGTTCTATGAGGACGCCCAGGAGTACACTGAAGAGCTGGAGGAGACCACCATCACGGGCTGGGAGTATGACGAATATCACCTGGAACAGCCCACCATCTCCCAGGAGGATATCGAGGGAAACCTTGAGGTCTATCTGAGGGCGGCAAAAGAGGCCGAGGTCACCCCAGAGAGCCGTCTGGAGGATGTGGAGCAAAACAAGGCAGACAAGCAGGAGGTCGCCGCAGTATGGGACAGCTTGGCGGCGGCGTACCAGGAGGGGGTGCAGGAGGCATGATGACGAATCAGGAACTCATTCTGGGCGTAATGCGCGCCCAGGGCAAGGCCGACGCACTGGATCTCCGCGCCCGAGCGCCGGAGCTGGACGGAACGGCCATTATCGCAGAGGAGGCCAAGGTGCCGCAGTTCGACGGCACGAAGGATTACTCCATCTGGGCCATCGGCTCCCCCGTGTGGGAGGAGGTCAACGGAGAGCGGCAGGGATTCACCCCGCCCCAGCCCCACAACGCCAGCCACTACCCCGGGAGCACCCCGTCCAATACGCCGGCGCTGTGGTCGATCCGACACACCAAAGACCCCTCCAAGGCAAAGGAGTGGGTTGCCCCCTACGGCACCAGCGGCATGTACATGTCTGGGGAGTGCTGCGTGGACGGCGGCGTAGTATATCGATGCCTGACGGACAACACCGTACATAGTCCAACAGATTACCCGCAGGCGTGGGAAAGGGCATAAAAAATCCCCCCGTAGGAGCTTAACTACAGGGGGCGCATCCGATTGTCGAAAAAAGGGGGTAACCTTTTCAGAGTTGGTCGGATGTGACGTCATTATAGCACATCAAAAGAGGGCCCGCAAGAGGAGGGCAAATTTTGTCGAAATGGAGGTCAATACTTACCTGATGGATGATAAATGCTTGATTGACCCACAAAGAGACTGCCTGGGACTCCAAAAGGCAAACATGCTGGAGCGGCAGATGGAGAAAATGCAGGAGCAGGCAAGAGATACCCACAATAAGCTGTTTGACCGAATAAGAGACCTGGAAAAAGCAGAAGCAGCCAGGAACGAGCAGTACGAGAACATCATGGGAAAGCTGGATAAGCTGATCGCTTGGCAGGAGGCAGAACAAGCAGCCCCAAAGAAGAGATGGGATTCCATCAAGGATAAGGCCATCTGGGCTGTATTGGCCGCAGTGATTGCTTTCCTGCTGGGAAGGATCGGCCTATGAGCACGCAGATGATCCTGGCCGTTGTAGCGGCGTTCTCGCTGGCCTGCGTGTTCTGTCTGGGGCTGTGGTGGCTGTCCACCCACCGGTCTAAAAGGGGGTGCATGGAGACCATGAAAGCCGCCGTCTGGCTGTGCCTGTTCAATGGCTGCGCCTGGGTGTGGTGCTCCTATCTGCTGGCCTATCTGGGCCGTGAGCAGATCGCAGAACAGCTATCCGGGAAAGCCGTCACAGAGATCATTGCCGTGATCCTGGCTTACGCCATCAAATCCCTGGTGGAGAACCTGAGCAAACATAACAACTGGCCGGATAGATCCGGCAAAAAGGAGGAAACGACCCATGAATGAACTGACCAACTATCTGCCCATGCTGCTGGCCCTGGTGCTGGCGCTGACCCTGGTGACCAACATCATCGTACAGGTGCTCAAGAGCCTGCTGTACGATATGCTCCCCACCAACCTGCTGGCCTTCCTGTTGGCCGCAGTGGTAACGGTAGGGGCGGGCTTCGGCCTGTGGTCCTATTACCGCTTTGCCATCACCGGCTGGATGATCGTGGCGCTGATCGCCCTCATCTTCCTGGTGGCCTTCTCTGCGATGTTCGGTTATGACAAACTGGTGCAGCTGATGGAGCAGGCGGGGTGGATCAAGGCACAGAAGTGAGGAGGCGCACTATGGCAACCGCTGAAAAGATATTGGAGATCGCCCGGTCGCAGATCGGGACCAAAGAATCCCCTGCCAAGAGTGATAATGTGAAATACAACACTGCCTACTATGGCAGAGCAGTCTCGGGCGGTGGATATCCCTGGTGTGCCGTGTTCGTCTGGTGGGTGTTCCGGGAGGCTGGGGCCTCTGACCTGTACTATGGCGGAGATAAGACCGCCTACTGCCCCACGCTGATGTCCTTCCACAAGAAGCAGAAGGTGACTGACTACCGGCCGGGAGACATCGTGTTCTTCAATTTCTCCGGCAGAAGCTCCGCCGGACATGTTGGCATCTGCGAGAGCTGGGACGGGACCTACATCACCACCATTGACGGCAACACCGGAAGTGCCAGTGAGGACAACGGAGGTGCGGTACTGCGCCGCCGGAGACACAAGAAATTCATTGTGGGCGCATATCGCCCCGAATATCAGGAGGATGATGATATGACTCAGGATCAGTTTGATGCAATGATGGAAAACTGGATGTCCAGACAGGCCAAGAAGAAACCGACCCAGCAGTGGGAAATTGAAGGGCTGGAAAGAGTGGTTAAGGCTGGCGTTACAGATGGGTCCAGGCCCATGGGTTTGTGTACTCGACTGGAGGCTGCTATGATGGCGGCTGCAAATAAGTAATAAGGACGTGACCAAATGAGTGCAAGAGTAAAACTTCCAGAACCGTTGGACAGGCTCTTGCGCTCTCAGCTCGAAACAGCCATTCAGGAAGCTGCCTTCCATAGAGATGATGACTTGATTGCAAGGCGATATATCATCGAAAAATGGGCGCAGATAGATATTGCCGCCGAACTGGGCTGGCGTAGATCAACTGTTGGAGATCACTTGAAATATATTTTAAAGCGAGTGATAGAGGTCTCTGAGCAGCTGTACACAAAACGTACATAAACCGCACAAAACCCCGACTGGGACCGCACCCAGCCGGGGAATTTTTTTGCGATAATTTAAGCATGGAGGACGTGGGGATCAAGGGTTGGTACACGTCGCCGCCCTCCTCACGGACTCCATTATTTTTATACAAAGGACGTGTGATATATGACCCCGGTAGAAAGGCTGGTGGCTGCCGGCATCCGACCGGACTGTGCCGCCGAGAGTGTGATGTGGTATCAGGCCCAAGGGGATGACTATGGGCTCCAAAAATACTTGGACGAGGTAGAAGCAAGAAAGGAGGCGCTGGACAATGGCCGGATTTCCTAATTATACATACCCCGCTTATGGCGGATACAACCCAGTAACTCCGTTTGCGCCCGCTCCACAGATCTACCAGCCTATGCAGCAGCCCTCTCCGCAACCCGTACAGGCCGCACAGACGGTTGGGAATACAAACACACAGCCTAACTTTTTCTGCCGTCCTGTGGCCTCCAGAGAGGAGGCGCTGGGGGTCCCAGTGGACTTTATGGGTGCTCCAATGTTCTTCCCGGACCTAGCCCATAATGTGGTCTACATGAAACGATTCAATACCAACAGCGGTGCAGCTGATGTGTTCGAGTTTAAGCTCGATGTACCCAGAGAAAAACAGGAACAAGCCCCTGCGCAGGTGGCGGCCTTTGCTCCACTGGACGAGTTTATAGACATGAAGGACACAGTGCAAAACCTAAAAGATGAGGTGGACAGACTGAAAAAGCCCGCTGGAAAGGCAGTGAAAAAGAATGATGCCTCCGATGAATAATCCCATGATGGCTATGCTCCAGATGGCACGGAACGGCGGAAATCCCATGCAAATGCTTCAGCAAATGGCTGGGCAAAACCCACAGGCCGCCCAGGCTATGCGGCTCATCCAGGGGAAAAACCCGCAGCAGCTCCGCCAAACTGCGGAGAACATGGCAAAGCAGAGAGGGACCTCAGTTGAGGAGATCGCAAGACAGCTTGGGCTTCCGATGAAATAAAATAGCGCACTCTTTATCAGTTTTCGGGTCTTGATAAAAACCGCTCTTTGGAAACATCCGGGGAGCGTACGGCCCCGATGTAATAACCGATAAAGGAGTATATACAATGGATAACGATTTTGCGACTGGCTATGCGCTGGGCAGCGATTCCAACGGCGGCAACTGTAACAACGGCTTTGGTGGCGATGCCTGGGGTGGTATTTGGGGCATCATCATTCTAGCTATGGTCTTTGGCTGGGGACGCGGGGGCTTCGGCTTCGGCGGCTTCGGTGGTGGCGGTGCCAGCACTGATCCCGGACTTCAGGGCCTTGCAACCCGTGCAGATGTAAACGAGGCCATTGCCTTCAACGGTGTGGAGCGCGGCATCAATAGTCTCCAGCAGGGGATTTGCAATCTGGGTTATGACCAGCTTGCCCAGATGAACGGTATCAACACCAATATCCTGAACACCGGCTTTGGCATCCAGAACGCCATCCAGGCAAACACCGTGGCTGGGATGCAGAATACCAACGCTCTCCAGACTCAGCTTTCCGAGTGTTGCTGTGAGCAGAGAGCCGCTACACAGGATTTGAAGTACACCATCGCCACTGAGGACTGCGCCACCCGGAACCTGATGCAGTCTACCACTCGGGACATCATCGACAGCCAGAACAACGGTATCAATGCCATCATGGGCAAGCTGGCTCAGATGGAGTACAACGGCCTGAATGACAAGTATCAGGCGGCTCTTGCCGAAAACCAGGCGCTCAAGTTCCAGGCTTCCCAGGCGGCGCAGAACGCTTTCATTACCGCCAATCAGGAAGCGCAGACTGCTGAGCTGATCCGCCGGATCAACCCCATGCCTGTGCCCGCCTATCAGGTGCCCGCCCCCTATCCCTACTGCGGGGCCTATAACAATGGCTGCGGCTGTGGCTGCTAAATTGCATCAAAATCGAGGCAATTAACTTTCCGGCTCTGCCGTGACTATTTCGGGGCGGTGGGCTGAGTGTCTGCCGCCCCTGATTTTTGGAGGTAAACAACATGCACACTATTGATGAAGTCAAGCAAGAACTCATTGAACATCTCTATAGGCTGGATAAAACGAAAATGAGCGTTTCAGATTTGCGGACTTATGCCGATACCGTTCAGATGGCTTGCAATATCGTTAAATCAGACAAAGATGATATGTTTTTGGAAATGTTCAGAAAAATCAATGCCGGTGTCGGATTCAACCAGGCCGCTGTAACAAAGGAGGATGGTTGACTATGGCCTGTAAACCTGTATGCAGACTCTGTGACCGGCTTGTGATCTCTCAGGCGGTCGCTTTTACCGGTGGAAACCTGGAGATTAATCTTCCTGCTGGGTCCTACAACAACGGAGAGAAGTATTGCGTGGTCGTGGCTCAGGCCATCCCCGACACCACTACCATCAATGCTCCGGTGTATTTTACCATCGGGACCGGGACTACTCTCTATCCCATGACAAAGCGGAATTGCGCTCAGGTCACCGCCTGTGGCATCCGTACCCGGACCAAATACTCTCTCTGTGTCGTTACTACCCCAACCGGAGGTTCGTTCCGTATGCTGGGCACTCCCTGCTGCTCCCCCAGCAACAACCTAACCAGCATTGACGGGGGCGCTGCTCCCGCCCCTACGGCGTAAGGAGGGATCAAAATGAAACGATCCACACGGATGATGCTCATGTCCAGTGGCAGCAATCGCCGCTACAACGATGGACGCAGCTATGAAAACTACGATGTTGATGATAAATTCCGTGACCGCCGTGGCCGGGAGCACTATGACAACGGTCGGTATGCGCCTCGTTCTGAGATGATGGAGCCGGAGGACCGGGGATATCGTCGATATTCTGATGGCCGTTTTGCCCCTCGCAATGATGGTGGGACGTGGGTGGAGAGCAACTACTGGGATGACCGCATGACGGGCCCTCAGTCCCACTATGGCTATCCATACTATATGCCTCCGGCCTATACTGATAGACGGGAGATGACTAGGCCCATGAATAAGATCGGATTCGCCATTTCTGGTGAGGGTGAAATGAAGACCCCCAGGGAGTTTGAACACGACTACCGCATGAACGAAATGGAATACCGGAGAGGTGGAGAGCGAATGAGTGGCTATGGAGCCGCTTCCGGGCACATGCCCTTCGACCGCCGCATGGCGGAAGAATGGACTGCCAATATGGAAAATGAGGACGGCACAAAGGGGCCTCATTGGTCGTTTGAGCAGGCCAAGCAGGTCATGGCCCAGCGTGGGATCGAGTGCGACCCTGCGGAGTTCTGGGCGGCCCTCAACATGATCTACAGCGATTACGTCAAGGTCGCCAAAAAGTTCAACGTGGGGAGCAATATCGACTTCTACGTGGACATGGCGAAAGCGTTCCTGGACGACAAGGACGCCGGACCGGACAAGCTCACTAAGTATTATCAGTATGTCGTGAGATGACAGATCCGCCCTCAGAAATGGGGGCGGATTTTTCCACCACCTTTTCCACCACCTAATAGCTTGAAATAGTCTATTTTAGTCATTTAGAGCTTTGCTTTTAGAAATGGAAAAAGCCCCGAAAACCCTTTAAAATCAAGGCTTTCGGAGCTTTTTTCTTTGGTACGGCCGAAGGGACTCGAACCCCCAACATTCAGAACCGGAAGCAGTATATCATAAAACCATATAACCCTTGTGGCTCTAAGAGATTTCTTTATGCCATTTCTCTATTTCCACCACCATTTCCACCGCCTATTGATCTAGTCCCATCCAATAAGGCGATACCATTATGGAGTGTTGAACTGTCTCTATGGGTGTAAATATTGGCGGTCATCTGAATGTCAGAGTGTCCCATGAGCTCTTTTGCCACATTGAGAGGGACACCAGCTTTTTGCAAATCGGTGCAAAAAGTGTGACGCAGACAATATGGGGTGAGATCTGGAGCTACCACAGATTCTACGATTCGATTCCGCTCGGTCTTTGCGCCTAAGTATAAGTCTAATTCTCTTTTGAAGCCAGTCCAAAGGCGGCGCAGGCTGTTCTCATTCTGAAAGTTCCCAGCCCCGGTTGGGAATACAGGAGCGAAGGAATTTTTCTTGGCGTTCTGAAGCCTCCAAAGAAGGTCTGAATGGATCGGTATGTCCCGGACGCCGGAATCCGTCTTTGGACCTTTGATAGCCTGAGAGCCGCTTTCTTTTGCCGCGTGGACATGGATCTCATTATTTACAAAATCTACATCAGCCCAAGTAAGGGCTGCCGTCTCCCCAGGACGCATGCCGGTATAGAGTAAGGTAAGAACCCACAGTCCAGCTCGGTGATGCTCAGCTACAGCGAGAATAGCTGATCGCTCTTCCTCCGTTATAGAGCGCCGCTGGTGCGTCTGAACATGGGGCAGCTCTAGAAGCTCAGCTGGATCGTATGGAATAAGGCGTGACTGTCTGGCCCTCTTAAACATTTCCTGCATGACCATTCGCAGCTTCTTTACATGGGATGCGGATCTCCCCGCTTGCCCATTTAAAATACGCTGGAGGTGTACGTCCTTCACATCCTTGAGCTTCATGGAGCCGATGGCAGGCTTGATATATCCGTTGAACTTTTCATCGTACATACCAAGGGATTTCTTGGTCAGCCCCTTCGGGTCCTTGTAGGTCGCTTTCCACTGCCTATACCATGCAGTTACAGTCATCGAACCGCCAATGGCTTCTTCCCCGCGTTTGGCTGCTGCCAGCTTTTCCGCCAGCTTGGTCATGGCTTCAAGCTCTGTTTTCCCTGTTGCCTCGTACTTCTTTCCATTGTACCGGGCGGTCTTTCTGATATATTCGCCCATTGACAACGCCTCCTATTCTGATAAAATAGAAGGGCAGATTGCTGACCATAGCTTCTGCCCCCCTTCCCTGCCCGGTGTTGGTAGCGCCTGGTGGGGATTTTTATTTATCAAGTTCCTTTATGTCTTTTGCTGTATGCTTGGAAATTGCAGATTTCCCTGTTTTCTCCTCTAGTTCTTGCCGGGCGTTTTTGGCGATGGCACCACCTTGTTGTGCAACCTTTTTGCTTGGCTCGAGTCCTTGTGGGTTGGTAGCTCTTGAAATTTCGGTTGTGGATACTTCCGCAAGCATATTAAGGACTAATTCAGTATTTGTCATATTGTCTCGGAGGCTTTCCTTTTTCAGTCCCTTGTATGCTTTATATTCCCCTGTAGTCATTCCAGCCCATGCTTTTGTTAATTCGTTGGTGAGAATTGCATACTCTAAGTCTTTAATCCCGGCCCGGTCCCACTCATCGGTAAGCTCTTTGCGAAATTCAATAGATTTAAGCCGTTGTGTGATCCATTTGTCGGAATACCCCTTTTTCTTGTAATTATAAAGGGCCCTTTGAATTGCCAATTCAGGATCAGCGGTTTCATCCAACCGTTGGCTACCTACCATGGCAAGCCACTGCTTAAAGGGTTCAGCTTTCGGAGACGGAATGGATTGAATCAGGCGGAGTAGTTGAGTGGTATCCGCCACATCCGTCAACCGCATTTTCCCATCGGCACCTGGCATTTTCAACTGTCCGATTTTTTCGGACAGTTCACTACCTTCAACTTGAAGTTTCTTTTTCAAGTCATTCCAGTATTTTCTTGGCCTATCGGTTTCAGCCAAAACAGCACAAGTATCGACAATGGAAAAATACCATTCCTCTTTTTCAGAATCCCAAGCTGTTCTGATTTCCTTACTTTCAAACAACTTGATTGCTGTCTTTTTATCTCCCATACAATTATCCTTTCTAGTTTCTCATCCTCGCCCACTCGGGCGGGGCTTTTATTTCCCCCAAAGCCTAAAGAACCCCTTCCTCCTCTTCTCTCTCCTGTCCAGCTCTTCGTTGATCTGCTCAGTCTGCTGGATGATATGCCGCAGCCCCTCCTCTGACATTCCTTTCCGGTGCGCCTGGGCGTACATCAGAAACGCACGAGCTTCAGCACAGAACGAGTCATCGTCCAGGGACTTGATTCTCTCTACGGTCCATGAGGTGATATTTTCGGGGGTGAGATGGTTCATCATTAGTATCCGACCTGCTTTGCACCATACTCCGCCTGTTCTTTTGTGAAGCCTTCATAAAGAAGCTGCTCAATTAGACCATCCTTGGAAAATGCCTTTAAATCCATGTAAGATTCCGCAGCCTCGGCCGCTTCGGCATCCCAATCGGCATCACAATTATCAACAGCATACTGGACTTCAGTAGGCAAAAAACCTTCATGTGTCAGTTGCTCGTGAAGCCCGCTATATGAAAAGGATGAAAACTCCAGATAGCTCAACGCCTTATTAAGTGCTTGTTCATTCCAATCAGCATCACAATTGGCTACAGCGTATTGAGCTTCCTCAGTGGTGTATCCCTCATACTCTAATTGCTCAATCAATCCGTTAGCAGAAAAGCTTGAATACTCTAAATAGCTTTTTGCTTGACTGAGTGCGTTTCTCTCCCCGATGGTGGCATTATCTCCGACTGCCCCAACAGATGTCGTCTCTCCACTCAAGGAGGAGAAACCCGTGCTCTGTTGAGTTTGATTATCAAATTCAGCAGGGCTATTTTCTCGCCTATTACCTTCTGGGAGCGAAGAAAGCACCAGGGCCACAACAATAATCCCGGCCACACCTAAAATCCATGGATGTCTTCTAATCCAAGGCTTATTTTTCGTAAGGCTCGATCCATTAAGCAATTCGTTTTGACATTCCTGGATGGACTTCCAAAGACTTGCAGACAGACTCTGGGCAAGTTTTTTCTCCATACCAAGTCGAACAATTCCATTATTGTATTTGATTGTTAGAGCACCATCATTTTCAAAAATTTCATTTTCCACAGAGAAAATAGACTCAACGGGATACGTCTCTAAAGCATTTTCACACGCAACAATTAACTTAGAATTGGATAATGCGCAGGCACATAACTCTGGATTCCTGTCCTCACCAGAAAAAATTCGATAAGCAACAAAGGCCATGGTAACTTGCGGATCTGGAGCAACAGAGGCAGCTGCATGTTCAAATAATTTACGGCTTTCACTTTCAGATACACCATTGAATGTATTGAAATAATGGCAATACTCCATCATCCCATCGGCAGTTATAAGGTCTTCGGATTTTAGGTTAAATCCAGAATAGGCTGAAGAAACCTTCTTTTTCCCCTTCACAAGTGAGATAACGGCAAGAATCGCACAAATAAGACACCAAGTAGACCAGAAAACAAGATCTTTATAGACTCCAAAAGAAGTATATCCAACCAATGCAGCAAGTCCATACAAAATCGCTAAGGTGATATCTCCGCTTTTTCTTCCTCTCCTCGTAACAATGGATACAATTCCACCAGCTATCATAAAAACGGCAACAAGATATCCAACTGCACCACTGTTACTATTGATATCAAGGAATGCGTCAGCCAGTCGGTCTAGGATTGAGGCGGCCCAGGATTGGTAAAGGACTATGGCGCTAAATACAAGTGACAATATTCCAGATACCATTTTCCATGTTTTCATTTTTATCCCTCTCCCTATCCTTTAATGCCTCCGGCATTTTGGTACTTCAGTCACACACATCTTGATAAGCCCCAAAGCTAAGACTCCCAATGATAACCGCAAGATTGACACACGCACATACTTTTATGTGTAGTTGTTGTTTTATATCTCTTTGGACGAAATAGTTTCACAATGATGGCTGGGACGGTAAAAATAAGCCACTTAATCGGAAGCCAGTACCACCCAACAAAAACCCACCAAAGAATACTTCTGTGTTTCGTTTTCAGGTTCGTCTCAGAAACCATCTGGACATTAACATTTTCGCTCCCGCATTTCGGACATACCATTTTTCATTCTCCTCTCTATCTTTTCCGCTCTCTGGCGGCGGGGTCTCTAGAAATATAGTTCGGTCGCCAAATTCCCATAGGTGTACCAGCAGACGGCCTTCTTCACGAAGTCCTCGGTCACACCGAAATACTCTGCTAAGTCCCACAACTCCGTGTGTCCCTCCGCAACGGCTTCATCGAGGTCAACAACTGGTATCATTTCCTCGATTGCCCACTTGTCTGCCCTGTGCTCGTGCTTCTGCCGGACATCATGGGCCGCCCACCGGTTATAAAACGCCCCGGTTTTACAATGCCCAAGCTCATGGGCCAAATGGACACGTTTGCTGGCCTCATCTTCCAACACGCCATAGTCCATTCCGATATAACACCGCCTGTCCGTCTGTACACACATGGAGCCATTCTCCGGGATGCTGAGATACATAATGGGAATGTCTGAATCCTGCGCCTCTTGAAACAGTTTGGCAGTCTCCATTATTTCTTCTCCTTTTCCGCCTCCTCCCGGAGTTTGACCATCTGGGCGAAGCGTTTTACTTCATCATACATGGCGTCGGTGATTTCACCGTCGCCCCCAAACAGGGCAAATTTAATATCATCGTCGCTGACAGCGCGCTCACCATCGGTGGGCGCTTTTTTTATTTCTTCGCCAGTTAAAAGGTAATCAACGGAAACATTAAAGTACTCTGCAATTTTCATAAGCGTAGTTGTATCGAGCGATTTTTTCCTCCCATTTTTCAAGTCGGAAAGAACGCTGCGCCGGAATCCAAGCTCTCCACACAGAGCCCCAGGCGTAATCTTACGTTCGTTACAAAGTGCATAAATATTTTCGTACAAATTGTACATTTACACGTACCTCCGTTTGTATAAGCAGACAAAAGTACGTCAGAACAGAATTACCGCTTGACTTGTACGTGAGAATGTACTAAAATACTCACATAGACAGCCAGTCCAACGTACTTATCTTGTTTGGTGACGCTTTCATGATAGTACATTAAGACGTACTTGTCAACATTAAATGTACGGAAGGAGGTATTTTCGTGGATTCATGCAAATTAACGCCATTTGGTTTGTGCGTAAAGACGGAGCTTTTAAAGCGTGGAAAGACGCAGAAGTGGCTCGAGGAGGAAATCACAAGCCGGACGGGGCTTTTTGCAGACAGTGGGTACATGGACAAGATTTTAAAGGGGAAGCGTAATGCTCCGAAGATTGTCCAGGCCATCAGGGATATTTTGGAGATTCAGGATTGCAATCAGGATACCAGCGCAGAAGCACAATAAACCGGACTATTCCATAAAAATGGAAAAATAATCCGCCCCTGACGGGGCGGGGCACGAGAAAGGAGGAGCCATGCAAAAAAGAGAGACCCAGCGAACAGAAAGTGCGCTGGGCAAAGAGATAGCTGAAAAGCGTCGGCTACTGTATGAGAGACACGGCGGGATCATGTCCCCTGTAGACGTGGCTCGGGAGATGGGCTATTATCCAAGTTCATCCAGAGGGGACCGATGGGCCCAAGAACACGATGTTCCAGCCGTCCGCCTTGGAGCAAGAAAGCGAGGCTATGAAACAGATCTTGTGGCTAAGGCAATCGTACAGAGCCGTGGGATGGTATAAGGATGCCCCCGCCAGTGTTGGAACCACCGACGAGGGCTGGCAAACCTAACTGAGTAGGCAATTAGGCTTGATGGATATATGATACTAGAACATTCGTTCTCTGTCAAGCCGGAAAGGAAAAAAATATGAAAAAAACGCTTGATAAGAACGACAGCATTAAGGACCTTGGGACGCAGAGTCGGAATTCTAGGATGCACATGAACAATCTAGAACGGGATCATTACGGTGTTGATGTGCCGGAGCTGCTTAAAACGGTTCGGAATTTAGCGGATGTCATGGCGAGAATCCTAGACCGGGAGGCCCGAAATGAAAACTCCAAATGAGACAGTCCGCCGCATCACCCAGCGAGCTATGGAGCGGCACCGGCTCTCACAAAGGGGCCTTGCCCATGAGATCGGATGCGGCGAAGGCTCTATTGCAAAGATCCTGGACGAGCAGGAGGTTCGTCTCACTCAGGAGCAGTGGTTCTATTTGATGACGTTGGGAGGGAAGCAGCTTGCGTGACTGGATGCTCGTGGGCGCATACGCCTGCATTATTGTAGCAATGGCGCTGATAATTTGGGACATATGGGATAGGAGAAGGAAGAAATGAAGAAATATGAGCTTACCTCTGATACGAAAATTGTTTTTGGACACATCCTATATCGCATCAAGGCGCTTTCCTCGTTTGGGTGTGTTTCCGCTGGAGATTTAGGAGGTTTTTTGGAAAGCGAGAAAAACCTAAGCCAAAATGGCGACGCCTGGGTGTACGGCGACGCCGAGGTGTACGGCGACGCCAGGGTGTACGGCGACGCCGAGGTGTCAGAAATCGGCGCTATATTTTGGATCGGGGCTATTGGATCTCGAAACGATACGGCAACATTTTTTCGTTGCAGGGATGGATCTATTAAAGTCGTTTGCGGCTGCTTCTTTGGAAATCTTGATGAGTTTGCGAAGAAGGTTCGTAAGACTCATGGGGATAACGACCATGCAAAGGTCTATATGTTGGCTATTGACATGGCAAAAATCCGTATTAGCACTGAAAAGGAGAAAACAGAAGAATGAGAACACGAGAAGAGCGCCGCCAGAGGGCCCGAGAGGTCCGGTGGATGATCGGAGTAGGAGCAATGCTCTGCCTGACCTTCTGGGGCGGTATGGCATTTGCCTTTTGGGTCATGGGGTGATGAAATGGAGAACATCGAACATCCAGACATCACCGCTGCCATGCGGACGGGGTATCCATCGTGGGACAATCCCTATTTGATGGCGAAGTGTGATGAACTGTTAGATTACATCGAAGATGAGAAGTGGGGAGACAGAATCCCTGGAGGTTGGAATGGATAAGAAAATTATTTTGACCGTCCACCGACCAGAGCCGTCTTTCTGTGGTGTGGTCAAGCTAGACAGACAGGCGGAAGCGCTGGTAAAACAGCTTCAACGTGAAACTGGAATGACAGCAAAATACATTGTTTCTCAGATTATAATCCAGGGGTTTGACTTGGTAGAAATCAAGGAGGATAAAGAGTAATGATTGTAAAACCTGAAAACATGGATTTTTCCAACAAGAACATCATCATGATTATCAGCGGGTTGCCTGGAGTCGGCAAAACTACGCTGTCCCTATCCGCACCGGATGTGGTTCTGGTAGATGCTGATGAAGGTATGGCCCGTGTCAAGCCAGAGCATCGAAAGGACAGTTCTATGGTCAAGACCTACGAGGAGTTGCTGGATGACATCAGGAGTTTTGAAGGGCACTACAAGACGGTAGTCATCGATACCTGTGGGGCACTCATCGACTTGATGAAAGACTGGGCCATGAGAAATGAACCCTCTGCCAATAAGAAATCTGGAGGATTTTCCCAACAGGGTTATGGTTTTGTAAAGACTGAGTTCCTGCGTCTCTCCGCCGATCTTCGTAAAAAGTTCAATGTTATATTCCTCTTTCACGCCGCCAAGGATCGGCAAGGAGACGATATCTTCTATGACATCGTATGCGAAGGCTCTGCCAAGACATTGGTCTGGCAGCCCGCCGACCTGGGTGCTTACCTCCATATCGTCAACGGGGAGAGATATCTGGGGTTCACCCCAACCATGAACTATAACGCCAAGGCAGCCTATGGTATCAAGGGGCTTATCAAGGTCCCAGAGTTGAAGGATGGAGAGCCCAATGACTTCTTGACTCGTTTGTTCTCCCAGGTCAAAGCGAATATTGCAGCTGAAAAGGCGGCTCTTCAGCCCCAGCAGGAACAGTATGAGGAGACGATGGCGGCCGGCCGGCTCGCCATAGAGGCGATTGAAAAGCCGGAAGATGTGAGCGAAGCCATGAGTGCTATCAAGGGCTTGACCCATGCATTGACCAGCGAACGGGAACTAAAAGCGGCCCTTTCTGAGCGGCTGAAAGCACTTGGGATCGTTTACAGCAAGGAGAGCAAAACCTATGAGTGGGCAAAGCAATAAGTTCCTGCTGACGCAGAGCTTGTTGTCCTCATGGCAATATGCAATCAAGGGCGGGGGGATGGATGAATTTTTATCCACTCTCCGCCGGGAGAAAAAGCCACAATCAAAGGCCATGCTGGACGGCATACGCTTTGAAAACATGGTCCACGCAGTTAGTGAAGGGGCTGAAATCGGACCGGAGCAGGAGTGGTACAAGCCGGTGCTGGAAATCTGCCAAATTATCGCCCAGGGTCAGTATCAAGTTAAGGCATCCCGCCCGCTGGTAGTGGACGGCGTAGAGTTTATCTGTTACGGAATCCTAGACTTTTTGAAGGCTGGGGTCATTTATGATACCAAGTTTAGCCGGACATACCATGTGGGGAAATATCTTGACAGTCCACAGCACCCTATGTATTTCTACCTCTGCCCGGAGGTCCAGCGCTTTGAGTACATTATCAGCGATGGGAACTATATATACCAGGAGGCGTACAGCCCGGAAGATACGGTCCCTATTGAAAACACTGTCCGGCAGTTTATGCGTTGGATGGATAAGACAAGTCTGGTGGACCTGTACTGCCAGAACTGGAGGAGCAGATATGCCTAAATTCATCATTCATTTCATCAAGAGCCGCAAAACATGTAAAGGGCTTTGTGTTATCTGTAAACATTATAAGAAGTGCAAGGAGGACTTGAGATATGAGTAACTGGGACAGCTATCAGCGTGAGGAGCGCACCCGTCTAACGCCCGGGGATTACCGGGTTGAGATCGTCAGCGTAGATGAAAAAGAGAGCAAAGCCGGAAACCCCATGCTGGTGATTGGGATTCGGCCCAATGGAAGCAGCATTACGATCAACCATTATATCGTGCAAGGGAATGAATGGACTAATAGGAATCTGACGGAGTTTTTTGACTCCTTTAATATCGATGATGGAGACTTCACCTTGCCTACCTGGATCGGGGCTGTTGGAGCTGCCCGGCTAAAAGAGGACGATAATGGGTATCTGAAAGTTCAGTATTTCATCAGCAAAGACCGTGCAGAAAAGCTCCCTCCTTGGGACGGGAAACTGCCAGAGCGGCAAGAACTGACCAGACTGTCCGATCTTGAAGATGAATCCGAACTGCCGTGGAACTGAGGTGGTTCAATGCTGACCCACTACACAGACGCGGAGATCAAGCAAAAGCTGAAAGAGCTGGTAGTTATTACTGACAGCCGGGAACAGGTTCACCAGCACATTATTTCTTGGCTAGACAAGCACAACATCCAGCACAAGAGCCGGGCTTTGGAGACCGGAGACTACTCCGTTATGCTGGGTGACACTACTTTTGAGGACGAGGTTGTGGTGGAGCGCAAGGCTAACCTGGACGAGATTGCGGGGAACTTTACATCAGGCCGTGAGAGGTTCGAGCGGGAAATGATCCGGGCAAAGGCCGGAGGCATCAAGATCTTTCTGATCGTGGAGAACGCCTCCTGGACTGACATCTTCTTGCATAATTATCGGTCAGATCTAAAACCGCAGAGTTTCGCCGCTACGCTCCTGTCCTGGCAGGCCCGGTTCAACCTGACAATCACTTTCTGCAAGCCCTCTGAGACAGCTCAAATCCTTTACAGTACCCTCTATTACTGGGTCAGAGATCGTTTGAAGCGGGGGTGAGGGTATGGACATGGCCTCTGATATCCGCAGCATGCTTACCGCCCAGCAGGTGGCGGAGCACTATGGGTTTGAGGTCAACCGCTCTGGCTTTATGAAGTGCCCCTTCCACACAGGGGACCGCACCGCCAGTCTGAAACTGTACGATGGAGAGAGCGGATTTCATTGCTTTGGCTGCGGAGCACACGGCTCCGTCATTGACTTCGTAATGCGCCTCTTTGACCTGAATTTCCGTCAGGCGGTGCTCCGGATCAACGCAGACTTTCACCTGGGCCTTACCTCCAGTAAGCCGGACCGTGCAGCCCGTTCAGCGGCCCTGGAGTCCCAGCGGGAGGAAAGGCGCAAAAAGGATCAGGCTGACGAGAACTTTCGCTACATGGCCTATGAACTGCACTACTGGAAGGATGTTCTGGAGATTTTCCCACCAGTCCGTCAAGGCGATGATGCTTACTATCATCCACTATATGTCGAGGCCGTCAAGCGCCTCCCGTATATCGAATACTGGCTTGACGACTTTATTGAGAAGGGAGGCAAGGAGCATTGGATGAAGTGCCCGCTTATACCCGCGATGACTATTTGACGACCACCAAGCCGTTTGAATATTTATACGCACACAAAGAAAATAAATTTGAGATGAAACAGCTCTTGGGCCGCATGTCCGCTCAGGCACAGACTGTTGGCATTCGCAATCTGGCCGCGCTGTTCAAGGCATACATGGAAACCGTCAGCGGTACAGTCACCCCAGGATACAACAAAACGGACTTTTCCGGTCAGGAAATGGAACTGGACTGCGGCGGGTGGTCAGCCTCGGACACCGGCATTTACGGCACCGACAAAATGGGCTTCGAGGTGGTGGCCTGCTATCACCCCATCATGCCGGTTCAGCGTCTTGTGAACATTGACACAGGTATCCACAAGGTTAAGCTAGCGTTCAGCCTGGGCCGCCGGTGGGGAAGTGTGATTGAAGATAGGAACGTGATTTCTGATAGCCGATCCATCATCGGCCTTTCTAAGTACGGAATTATGGTCAACAGCGAGACGAGTAAGCCGTTGGTTCGATATCTGGCCGACGTGGAACAGCTTAATTACGAACAAATCCCAGAGGTTTCCAGTGTTGGCCGGCTGGGATGGATCGATGACTATGGTTTTTCCCCTTACGTTGAAGACTTAGTTTTTGATGGAGAGGAGGAGTACCGGACCCGGTTTGAGAGCATCCAGGAGCACGGGAGACGTGACGTGTGGCTGGATATTGTCAAGGCGGTGCGTTCCGGAAAGACGCCAGGAAACGTGATTGCTCGGATCGTACTGGCTGCCTCTTTCGCCTCCGTTTTAGTAAAGCCTTGCAACTGCCTCCCATTTTTTGTCCACCTATGGGGCGGTACGGAAACGGGCAAGACCGTTGGTTTGTTATTGGCGGCCAGTGTATGGGCAGACCCGGAAGTCGGAAAGTACATCCAGACATTTAACGCAACAGAGGTTGGCAAAGAACTTGGGGCCGCTTTCTGCAACTCCATCCCGCTTATCATCGATGAACTGCAACTAATCAAGGACAACCGAAAAGACTTCGACCGGATGATTTACCAGTTGTCTGAAGGCGTGGGACGTGCCAGGGGACGGAAACAGGGTGGACTTCAGAAAACCCCGACTTGGCGCAACTGCATCATCACAACAGGTGAGTTCCCTATCATATCTCCCAACAGTGGAGCAGGGGCGGTGAACCGGACCATTGAGATCGATTGCCATGCAGAGCACTTGTTTGATGATCCTAAGCTGGTTGCGACCACACTTTACAGCAACTATGGATTTGCTGGAAAAGAGTTTGTGTCGTGGCTTATGGAGGATGGAGCTTTTGAGCGTGTACAAGCCCTTCAAAACGATATGCAGGAGCATCTTAAAACTGGAGACACGATGGACAAGCAGACGGCCTCCGCAGCTCTCATTTTGGCGGCTGACAGACTTACCGAGGAATTGATTTTCCAGGATGGCATTCTGCTCCGTCCAGAGGATATACAACCATATCTCGTTTCCAAAGAGACAGTCAACCAGAATGGGAGAGCCCTTCAATACCTCTATGATTTTATCAATATCAATCAATCCCGGTTCAGCCAGGACGCAGACCGGCAGGGCGAGGTATGGGGCAGCATTGATGATGATTATGTCTATATTATTCGGTCTAAATTCGATCAGATTATGTCTGAAGAAGGATACAATGCCTCCGCATTTCTAGGATGGGCGAGAAACACGGGTAACATCAAAGTCGGGAAGGACGGAAAGCCAACCATCGTAAAAAAGATAAATGGACACTCATGTCGCCTTGTTGCTATCAAATTGAATGAAAATGACAACATTTTTGAAGAATATAGCGATGAACTGCTTCCTTGAAAGGTTACCCGGTTACCCAAGTTACCCTATTTTTGATATGTTTTCTAAAAAAAATATTTTGCGAAAACAAAAAATATTTTTTCTAAGTGTAAATTTTTTGGGTAACCGGGTAACCGAACCTTGAAACAGTTGGGAGAGTAAGCGTTGAGCGGTTACCCTATGTTGGTAACCTTAGGTAACATGGGTAACGAGGAGGAGAAATGATGGTTTTCCCATATGAGACAGAAGCGGCTAACGGAGAGCCGATGCCTGATGGATTATCATTGGTGGATCAATGCGCATTTTATTTTCTCCAGACAATGTATCGAGGATTACGTACAGGATCAAAGGATAGAGATCAGGCTATCAAAGAGAAGGGACAAATGACTTATCAATATAACAAGGAAAAATGCATTATGGAAAGTTGGAGGAAGATGGGCGATTTCTGGGCAGAGACATACAGACAGGTTGAAGCCGCCCAAACTGCTTACCGAAAAAACCGTACATTAGCGAATGCTGACAGATTGATTGCAGCGCTGGATGGAGTACGGGTATGACCTGGAGGCAGATCAACGGCTATCAATACCCTTACCGCATTAACGAGGAGGCCCAGGTCCAGAAGTGGGACGGAAAACAGTGGATCGATATCAGGGCAAGAATCAGCGGAAACCGGGCGGTGGTCTACCTGCGGACAGTGGAAGGGAAACAGTACAAGGCGGCTCTTGTGCGGCTAATGGATGATGCCTTTTGGGAAGGCCGGGCAAAGCGGGATGGACTACATATCACACACCGAAACGGCGTCAAGCTGGACTGTGAGCTGAGAAATCTTGTTGCGGTCAAACCAGGACAGGCTGGGCGAAAATATCATGGACGGCCCCATAAAAGGCCCGTTATTCGCCTGGACCTGCACGGGAATGAAGTGATATATCCAAGCGTCACCGATGCGGCCAGGAAGAACAGCTTGTCTATATCCGCTATGGACAGGAGGCTATACCATGGTGTGCTAGACCCCAGAGGATATCGGTTCGAGCTTTTGAATCAGCGTAGAAAACGAAAGGAGAAAACAGCATGATCAAGGACGTTCGGGCTGCCCTCCTGGGCGACCACGAGGCCGCCAAGCGGCTGACGGAGGCGGGGGTGCTGCTGCCGTGCCCGATGTGCAAGGGCGATGAGATTTTAGTGCGAAGCGTAAGCGGCGCATTTGACAGCGGGAAAATAAGTACGAAAAAGTATACACAATGCCGTAGTTGTTTCTTGCAAACAACGTTTTACAACACTGAAAAAGAAACCCGCCTTGCCTGGAACACCCGCGCGCCGATTCTGAGCGCGGAGGAGATGGAGATGCTGGAGGGGATGGAATGACGCGGGAAGACGCGGTTGAGATTCTGACGACAGCCAGGGAGATGTATCCTGGAAAATCGGTAATCAGGGACGCATTTACGCTGGCCCTCTCTGCCCTCCGCCCCGTCAGCCGGGAGCAGTTATCTGAGTTTAAGACTTGCGATCTGGTAGACGAACTAAGAAAGCGTGAGGGCGTAGAAACACACATCGCAGAGCCGTACCAAGATGTGACAGTCTCAGTAAACGGCCCTGCGGTGGTGCTGGTAGTTATAGATTAGACCCTGGAATATCCATACCTACCCTTGATAAATGAGTGGAAGTATTTTCCGTGGGACCCTGCGGACATGAGCCCAGCATATACAGACTGCGGGACACCGAAATAGGCGTAGGTGCCACCCTTATGAAATGAGATGTAGAGAGTCCCATTTTCATATCCGATACTGGCTATGTCCGTTGAGGAAACTGGATGCATGACCATGAAATCACCTCACTTTCCACGCAGTTAAATAATACTACACAGAATGGAGGATTTGTAGATATATGGGGAAAATCAGCCGGGAGCAGGTGGAGAAGATGTGGAGGGGAGAATGGAAACGGGATAAATGGCCCAGCGGAACACACCGAATTATTTGTAACAGATGTGGAGAATGGAACGGGAAAACTACAAACTTTTGCTCTCATTGCGGCGCTCCCATGACGGACGAGGCCGTGGATATGGTGATGGAGAGATTGGAGGCGTTGAAAGATGGACCGGAACAATAAAACTATTCAGTTAGCAAAGAAAGCTGCTGATGCATGGAGGAACACTGACACATATCGTCAAGCGGCTCAAATCATTGATATGCTGATCTCTGCATTGGAGGGAGATATTACCCTCACCCCGCCAAACGAGCCGCTGACCATCGAGCAGCTGCGAGGCATGGTAGGTCAATGGGTTTGGGTGGTGGTAAAATACGAGCACTGTACATGCGACGGGTGGGCGCTTGTTACTACACCTGCATTTCTTTCCTATCTTGATCAAACATTACCCATTGATTTTTATGGGCGGAAGTTTACAGCCTACCGCCGCCCGCCGGAGGGAGAGGAGGACACCTGATGAAATGCAAATTTGAGCATGATGGAGATTGTTGTAACTGTGGTTCTCAACAGTATATGTGCAAGTGCAAGCCGAAGATCTGCGGCAGCATAGTCCCAATAACCAACGCCGACCGCATCCGGGCCATGAGTGACGAGGAGATGGAAACAGAACTGCTACCTCTGTTTGAAGAACTATGCGAGGACGGGATCCCGAGCACGGATTATATGCGCTTCTGGCTCCAGCAGCCAGCAGAGGAGGACTCCTGATGGACATTGAGAAGCTGATTGTCAGCCTTAGATCCCCATCATGGCAGGATCTTGAGGACCCGGACGCACACCTTTTAGAAGATGCCGTCGAGGCCCTCTCCACGCTCCAGGACGAAAACAAGCGGCTGAAAAACAAATTGTCCGAATTGGCACACTTGCCGTGTGACGAGCCTGGGATCGGAGAGCGAACAAGGCTGATGGCCGAAAATGCAGAACTGCGGGCCGAACTGGAGCAGATGAAGCGGGAGAATGAGACCCTAAAAGATGCATTACAAAATTGGCACGAGGAGGTCTGACATGGAACGCGCAACACAGAAAGATGAACGCGGCTATTATCTTGTTGGGGATGGCATTTACAGTGATGAGGGAACTCCAGAGAAATTCCGGGGTGACGATGTTGACCGCCTCGCCGCCTACGAGGACACGGGGCTAGAGCTGGAAGACTTCAAGAGAACATTCACCGAGGACGCACCGCTAAAACTGACAGGGCAGCTTCTGGGCGTTATGCCTGACCGCCTCCGCGAACTGGCCCAGGCGGACAAGGAGGGCAGATGCTTTGTTTTCAGTTTTGGGCTCGGTTCAATTGCTTACAGGATTTGGGTGCATCCAAGTGGAAGCCCTGGATTTGTGACAGAACACAAGATGAGCACATTGAAGGACTTGATAAATGCAGAGACATGGGACAATGCCTATAGCACTCGCGCCGAGGCCGAGGCCGCACTAAGGAGGGAGCAGGATGGCTGATATTATGATGCTCATAGCCGCTGTTGAGTGAATAGTCTTGGGTATTCTTACCTTTTGGAAGCTTAGGGGATGGAACAAAAAAATAGATGAACTGTACGAGGATATGAAGAAACAGTGGGAGGCGGAGGAATGAAGGAATACATCGAGAGGGCGGCCGTGCTGAAAGTCCTGGAGGAATATTACTCTGGAGTAGATGAGCGACTACATATTGTCAAGGATATTACGTCTATCCCCACCGCCGACGTTGCGGAGGTCAGGCACGGGAGATGGATTTTTGAACCAGGAAAAATCCCGTATTGTTCGGAGTGCAAAGAGTACAGCGATGATGGAGACAAGGGTGCTACTTTCTGCCCGTGGTGCGGCACTCGCATGAACAAGGAGGCCGCTCATGACTAAGTGCTGCGCCACCTGCGCCTGGTACGAGGACTTCCAGGGCGTGTGCTTCAACGGGGATTCGCCGTATTGCGCCGACTTCACGGAGCCGGATCAGCGGTGCAGGGAGTGGGAAAGGAAGGAAGAAGATTATGTTAAAAAATAATCGCCCATTTACAAACGAAAATGGATTTATTGATGCAGGCTTGATAACAGATAAGGACCCAGAAGAAATGGAAGAGGTTTTCAAATGGATACACGAAAAACTAATACCAAGAAAGACCCACTTGACTGGGAGAAGCAGTTATGGAATAAAGCACATCTTAGAGAGAGACACTGGGATTTATTTAACAAACAATGAATTCAAGGACGCAATGTTACTATGCGGTTATTCTCCGGTTGACCCAAACGAATTGAATTGGGAATATTGCATTAGCAAAAAGTCACCAGCATTTGCTTCTAGGAAAGGTGTGTGAGGACTACGATGGAGTTTCGAAACCTTGAGACGGGGGAAGTGTTTGATGTCAGAACGGGTGTAGAAAGGTTTTGCTACGGAAAAGAGTGTGACACTTGCCCCATGTACAACAGATGCCCTAACGATTTTTGCAGTGAATGGGCTGTCGATCATCCCCACGAAGCCGCCCGCCTGATGGGTTATGAGGTGGTGGAGGATGAAAAGGAGGAAGCCAACATGGACAAGCCGAGAATTTGCGAGGTGCTGGGGGTTGAGCCGAAAGAGAAGTTTGACGCTGGCTCATACAAGGATGCCTATGTAGATTTGTATGGAACCATACGAACGAATATCGGTACGCTGATGGATGCTGACCAAGTGTGCAATATTATCAACCACCCCGACCGCATCATCCGCAAACCCCGCTTCACCCAGCAGGAGGTGGAATCAGCAAAGATAATTAGCGTGCTGTTCCCCGAAGCAACACACATTGAGCGGTTGCGAGGCAGTAATGCTTTAATTATA